AATCGCCACCTTCAGGGATGCGGCGCCGCCCGAGGCGATCGATGATGACGTTTACGGCGCCGGTCTGGCCCTGGCAATGCTGCCGGGCGGCAGGGCTTCACCGAAGCGGGCACCGTTGGCGCTGGCATCCTGACGTCTGCCGCTCTCACGCAGGACGCTTGGATTGTCGTCACTTGGACGACCGCAACCAGCGCCGCGTCTCATACGCAGGTCTGGACGCTGGCCTACACGCTCGCGTAATCCCTCCCTCTTCCGTGGTGGTAGAGTCCTCGCCCTCGTCGCTCTCTCGCAGGGCGACGGGGGTTCTCCTTTTTTGAGCCATGACCAAAACCGAAATCTGTAACTTGGCGCTCTCGATGCTTGGCGCGAATACCGCGACAAACATTGACACCGACACGACACCACAAGCGGAGGCAACGCGGCGCTGGTTTGCTCCGGCCCGTGACGAGGCGCTGGCCTCGCATCCGTGGAACTTTGCCACCACGCGCACGCGGCTGACGCTGACGTGGACGGACCTTGTTGGTGTGGCGCTGACGGACAACGGCAGCGGCTTGATTCGCGTCGCGCACACGGGGCACGGATACCAGACCGGCGAACGCACAACCTTCAAAGATGTCGAGGGCGTAAATGCGAACGGATCATGGTTCATCACGCGCATCGACAACGACACGTTCGACCTGCAAGATTCGGTGTTCAGCGGATCGCACACAAGTGGCACGGGTTCGTTCATCCGCGTGCCTCTGTTCGGCTGGGACTACCAGCACACGATGCCGGATGACTGCTTGCGCGTCGTCCGGTTCAACGGCCTCGAAGGCAACGAGGAAGACTCGCAGCCGTTCGTGGTCGAGGCTGACAAGCTACTGACCAATGCCGATGTGGTAGAACTTCGATACATCTACCAGCACACGACCGTTGCCGAGTGGCCTCAAGAGTTCATCAATGCTTTCGCGCTCTTGCTGGCATCGTATCTCGCTGCCGAGATTGTTGAAAGCAGCGGGCGGGCTGAAATGCTCCGCAAGCAATATGAGGGCATTGTGGCACCTCAGAAGCGCCGCAACGACGCACGGGCCGGAAAGGGCCGCGTTCTCCAGCCAACCTATGACTCCCAACTGGTCGCGGCTCGTCGCGGCTTCATCCCGTAATGCGATCCCTACACGTCAACTTTAACGGCGGCGTTTACACTCCATTGATGGAGGGGCGGGTTGATTTCGAGCAATACCGTTCCGGCTGCCTGCAAATGGAGAACTTCATTGTGAGGCCCTACGGCGGGGCCTTCAAGGCTCCGGGGACGCAGTATGTTGGCGAGGTCAAGGATTCATCCTCGGCCACGCGCTTGATTCCAATTCGCGTTTCGACCTCTGAAAACTACGTCCTCGAAGTCGGGGCCGGTTACTTCCGCTTTTGGAGCGACGGCGATCCGGGCGCATATCTGCAAATCCGGTCTGGCTACTCGGTTCCGGCTCACTCGACCTCGACAACCTACTACCTCGGCGACTTGGTGACAAGCGGCGGAACGAATTACGTCCGCGTCGCCAACGACGAGGCAACCGATAGCTCGTTTGCGTCGGCGCTCTCGGCTGGTTATTGGTATGCGCTGACCGGCAGCGTGATCGAGTGGCCGAACGACTACACGGCGGCAGAATTGCCCGTGATCCAGTTTCAGCAGGTCGGCAGGTTGATCGTTCTCGTTCATCCGTCACATCCGCCTTTGCTGGTGGAGTCCGTGCCGGTTGATACGCTGACAGGCAATTTCATCCGCAACACAGCATGGAGCGATGCCGCGACAACGGCTGTCGATTACTCGTTCCTTGTCCAGCCTATCAGCTACGTTTTCCCGCCCCTCAAAGAGCACGATCTAAGCCGCGACGGCTACACGGTAACGATCTCCTATGCTCACTCTGCATGGGCCACGACAACAGCCTATGCGGTCGGCGACGTGGTGGTGGAAAACAGTCTCGCCTACATTTGCCTGACCGCGCACACGAGCGGCACGTTTGCGACCGATCTTGCGGCGGCCAAATGGCGGCTCGCGACGGGTGGCGAAGTGGATTACAATCTGACGGCCTCAAGTGCGTTGGTCTTCACCGGGCTTGACGTGGGCGATCAATTCATCGTCGAGCCGTCGCTGTATCGCTATTCGAGTGGTTCGCAGCCTCGCGGCGCATCGCTCAACTTGTGGACGGGTGGAACACCCGGCACAGAATACACGCCCTCGCAGGCTATTTTCATCCAAGGGGCCTACACGGTAACTTCATCGTGGAAGTCTAATGAGGCACCTCTTGGCGCTTTGAGGCTTGAACGATCCAATGACGGCGTGACGTGGGAGGTAGCTCGCGAATGGACGTTTGCGGATGTGACGCAGGGCACGATTGTTTTCGATGACGAGGCAACGCCAGCGGGCGAGTGGTATCGTCTCGGCGGTTACTGCCAAGCTCTTTCCAGTTCTCCGGCCTCGATCCTGCTCGAAGCGGCCGACGCGCAAATAAAGGTTCCCTTCACGGTCCTGTCTGTCACGTCCTCGACGGTGCTCAAGGTGCGGAACAATCTGCCGCATGGTAGCGTGGTGCCATCCTCGGCGGTCGGCATTGCGGCCTCGGCCTTCTACACCTCGGCGTTCTCGGAAGACAACGGCTATCCGGCAGCGGTTGCGGTTCACAATTTGCGGCTGTGGTTCGGGGGCACCTCCAAGGAGCCGAATCGCATCAGGGGCAGTGTCGTTGACGACTTCTTCAACTTCCGCACGGGCGAGGGTGACAACGACGGCTTCGATCTTGTGCTGAACAGCAACGAGGCCAATCTGGTGCGCTGGATCGCCTCGTTCCGTCAAGGCCTGGTGATCGGCACGGCTGGCGACGAATGGACGATTCAGGGTGGTGGCGATGGCTCAGAAGTGCTCAAGCCTTCCAACGTCCAGGCTGTGCGCCGCAATCGTGCCGGTTCATCGACGGTGCAGCCGGTGCAGACCAAAGACGCGCTGCTTTGGGTTTCTCCAACCGGGCGCAAAGTGTTCGAGTTCGCTTATGTGTTCTCGAATGACGCCTACGAGGCAAATGACATGGTGCTCCGAGCGGAATCGGTCACGAAGTCGGGCATTGTCGAGACGGCCTACCAAAGCGAGCCGGACCCGGTTCTTTGGTGTGTGACTGGCGACGGTCGCTTGCTGGGTTTCTCCTACAACCGGGCTAATCAGATTACGGCATGGTTTGAGCGCACGACTGACGGCGACTTCGAGAGCATCGCAACATTTCGAGGCAACGGCGCAGCGGATCGCGTCTGGCTGATCGTCAATCGCACGATCAACGGCGCAACGAAGCGATACATCGAACGCTTTTACCCGACCGCGCAGGCCTTCGACTTCGACACGGCAACGGATTTTTGTTACCTCGATTGCGCCAAGAAGATCACGCAGGCCAGCAGCACGGCGGTTTCCGGCCTTTCGCACCTCGAAGGCGAGGCCGTCAAAGTGTGGGCAAACGGGACGACCATCGAAAGCAAGACGGTTGCGAGCGGGGCCATTACGCTCAGCGCCGCAGCAACGTCTGTCATGGTCGGGCTGCCCTACACGGCCAAGCTCCAGCCAATGCCGTTGGAGTTCATGCTTCAAGATGGCACCGCCCAAGGGAAACGCTTCAACGCCTACGCGATGCAACTCTTGCTGCGGAGTTCGCTCGGCGGCAGCTACCGGCACGCCACGGGCGGGACGCTGTATGCGGTGGAGTATCCGGCTGGAACGACCACGCCGTTTTCTGGTCGCAAAGATCAGCAGCTAAAAAAGGATTGGGTGGATGCGCTGACGTTGACTTTTGAGCACGCGGACCCCACTCCTTTCAATATGCTTGGCTACGTTCTCAAATGTGAAGTCTCCGACAAATGAACCTGCTCCTTTTGCCTCCAATGCTGGCCGTCTTCGGATGGGATGACCTCATTTATTACGCCATCGTGGCGGCTGCTACGGCTGCCACGTCGTATGCGTCCTACTCGGCATCGTCTCAAGCGGCGGATCGGCAGGCTAAAAATGCCGAAGCGCAGGCCGCTCTTGAAGCGCAGCAGGCAGCGGCGGAGCGTGACGCAGTACTCCGAGCCAAGCAATCCGAGCAACGCCGCTTTCGCCAGCAGCAGGCGGCAGCTATCTCCGGGCAAGGCATCCAGTTTACCGGGACACCCCTCGACATCTTGGCGGATACCGAAGTGCAGAGCGCCCTCGAACTGCAAAACATCGACTACGCGGGCCGTCTCCAGCAAATGAACATCGCCAATCGGCGCGAGTCTGGCTTGTCGGAAGCGGCAGCCAATAAACCCTCGACCGGGGCCACGTTGCTTGCGGCTGGCTCGTCTCTGCTCTCGCAGGCTGGTAGCGCCTACGCTTCGCAGCCTCGGACGCAAACCACCACGAAAGCCTAACCATGCCTCTTGTGCCTCTCGCTCCTATTGCTCGCCCGATTCAGGGCGTGCGCGTCCAAGCCGCACAGCAGGCCGTCAATACCCGTGCCGATCAGCAGACCGTCCAGGCCATCCAGCAAGCGGGCGGCGCTGTCGTGGGTTTGCTCGACCGCTACAACGAACTGACCGACACGCGGAATCTGATCGAGGCCGAGGAGGTCATGCGCGCGAAAACGCAGGAGTTCAATACGTGGCGCAGGGACCCGGCTAACGCCGACGAATCGCAATGGCTCCCAAAGTGGCAGGAGATGCAGAATGCTACGCAAAAGCACATCGACGGGCTGAAGATCACGGATCGAGCGCGGCTGAATTTGTCGCGCTCTTTCGGGCAATGGGCGGACAAGCAGACGATTTCCGTGCAGGGTGATGCCTTCAAGAATGCAGGACGCCGCACAGGCGCGGCGCTGCAACTACGAATCGAGCAAGGCGAAGGATTGGGCGACGACGGGCAAATCGAGTCATCCTATGGGGCCGCTGTAAAAACGGGTGTGATGCTGCAGGAAGAGGCGGAACTCGCGAAATTTCACTCGCTCAAGCGTGCAAAAGCTACGCGAGTAGGTCAATTTGACGCCATGCTTGATGCCGACATGAGCGCGCCGGATGTCGATTGGCAGGAGATTCGAGAAAGGGTCAAAGGTAATCCCGAACTGACCGATTCCGAAAAGAAGATCAAACTCGCAAACATCGAGTCCACGCACGTCAGGCGCGCCAGTATGGATGAGGTTCAAGCCCTCACGCTCACGAATCCGACCGAGGCCGCAAAGCGTTTGGAGTCCGGCGAGTGGGCGAGCATTCCAGACGGCGACAGGCAGGTTGCAATCGCGAAAGCTAAGGAAGTCCGCGCGGCGGGGGCGAGCGATACTTTCCGCGACACCTTGGCCCGTATCAAACTTGGGCAGGCTAAGCCGACCGAGGAGTTCAACGCGCCAGATATGCAGGACATCACGCCTTTGATGCGTGACATCCTGAAGGCCACGAACGAAGAGTATCACTCGAAGGAGGCGAAGGCCGCTCGACTTGAGGCGATGAATAACCCCGTCATGTTTCAGCGGATGGAGACGGAAATAGAAGCCTATCGTCCAAGCGAGGGCGACGGGCTGAAGCGTGCCGAGTTTGAGGCGGTGCTTGAGACGAATTTCAGCGGGCCTTACCTCGAAGGCTTGAAACAGAAGTGGGCCGACAAGACGCAGGCAGCAGCGCCCTCGTTGGTCGAAACTGCCGAGGCGTTCCAATCGCTCGACAAGTGGGCGTTTGATGACCAGCGTTTCGGCACGTTCAAACAGCCTGTTCTCGACAAAGACGGCAAGCCCGTCCTAGTGAAAAAGTCAGGCGGCTATCGCCTGCGGTCTAGATGGTTCTGGGGTGACGACTATGTTGCGAATGAGCCGACGTTTGAGCCGGAAATGAAAGAAGATCCTCGCGAACGTGACCGCGTGGCGAAATCTGTCTCGACCATCAAAGAAACGATTCGCCGTGAAGTTAAGGAAGGGAAGTTGATCGACTCGAACGCCGTTTTCAAGCGCATGGCCGAACTTGCAAAAATGCCGATTACGACGAAAGCAGCGGCAGAAACAAGCGGAGTTCCGACCGCTGCGACTGGCGGCACATCCGCGATTGGAACGACGCTGCCAACCATTGACGGAGTAACAAGCCCATCTATCGACTCTATCCGAAAGCGCCATGCCCAAAATCCTCGAAAGTGAAGCCCTCGTTTTAGCAAACTCGATAGACGCCGCCGCGCCAGAGGATCGCCCATGGATGCTGGACGTGCTCACGCGCTACCAATCGCAGCAGTTCGACAACGGGGATCCGGAATGGCCCACGCAGGCCAAACAGCAAGCGGAGGCGGAAACCCGTTTTCGTTCGATGTTTGAGGATCTCGCCAACGTGGACAAGGCCGCGCCTTCGCTGGTCGAGACGTTGCAGTATTCGGACAATCCAGACGCAGACCGGGCGCGCGTGGCGTCCATCGCCTACCTGTCGAGGCACTACGGCAAAGACTCGGAGGAAATCGGCGGGAATCTGGACCTCTACAAAAACGACTTTGCGACGAAGCGCGGGACGAAAGGCAATCTGGATGACCTCGCCTTTTACCGACTCGCTGCTTCCGACGTGGCAGAAACCAAACTCGCGGAAGATACGCGCCTCGAGGGGGCAAAGGCTGCGCTGCGTGGAGAGGATGTTATCGGCTCGCTTCAGGCGTGGCAGGGCAAGAATCTCGATCGACTGGCAGGCTCTACCGATTTCACCAAGGGCTATCTGAAGGCCAAAGATCAAGCAGGCGATTATCTCGGCATTGCGGACGAACTTTTTTCCGCAATGGAAGTCCAGGCAGGAATGAGCAAGGACGGCAAAGCGCCCACATTGCGAGGTTCGCGCGCCGATGCGAAGTTTGCCGAATACGATAAGGCGACGGGCTTTTTCAGCCAAGGGAACGACAAAGGCACGATGTCGGACGTGATGGCGCGAAACGTCATGTCTGATATTGTGGACGAAATGGCCGACATGAAGCCGCGCGAGCAAAAGGCGGTGTTTCAAATTATCAATGCGAAGATCGAAGCGGCAGGATACGACCAAAAAGGATTCTGGGCACAGGCGATGAGTGGGCTTGACCGTGGCTTTGGTCGCCTGCCAAGCACTATCACGGGAGCGTCTGAAACGGTGCTGGGGAAAATTGGCTCAGTGCTGGCAGTCGGTGAAGAACCGCCCGCAGAATTGGTCGCAGGACTCGAAGAGGCGGATAGGAAGCGAGCGGCAAGAGGTGAAGTGATTGACCGCATATCAGACGTGATTGGAGGAAAGCTTGATCCCGTCACGGCGACCGTTGGCTTCCTCCCTGATTCTCTCGAAAAGGGGATGATTCGCGCACCCGGCGCGGTCTTGCCATTCATGGCTATTTCTGCAACGACTGGATTCTGGACCGGCTTTGGCCTAATGTCGCTCGACTTTGCCGAACAGACTCGGCGCGACTTGCGAGCTGGCGGCATGGATAATGCACAGGCGGAAAATATTGGACTAGTCGCCGCTCCGTTTCTCGCAGGTGTTGAGCAGTTGTCGAATTGGACGCAACTTGGCAGGTTCCCCGGAGTGCAAAGAGCGCTGGCTAATTTTGCCAAGCCTATTACTGGCAAAGGAGTACAAGGAGCAGTGCGCTACGGGCAAAACTTCCTCGCGTCTTTGGGCGTTGAAATGTCCGAGGAGACGCTTCAAAACAATCTCATTGTTCCGGCAATCCAGAATATCGCCGCTAAATTTGACGAGGCTATTCCTGGCGTGGGTATTGGTGCGATTTGGGACAACATCAAACGCGATGCGCCGGATACTTTTTGGACGATTCTGCCTGCTGCGCTAGTATTCGGCGGGTCGATGACAATGCAGCAAGCGGAATTAAGCGCCGCTGCCACAGCCGACCGCGACTTGCTTATGGAGTTGGGATTCTCGGCAAGCCAAGCCAATGAGACGGCATCGAAGCCAACTGTTGAGGAGAGGGTTCAAACGGCGCGCAGCCTTTGGGGTGTTCGAGCGGGGACGCCGATCACAATGGAGACTGCGGCAAAGAATCTCAGTGAGCGCATGCGCCAACTGCAAGGCGATGCTGTCGCGCAGCAGCAAGAATTGGAACGGCGCGGGAAGCTTCCGATCATGCGCCCTATTGGCGACAGAGGTCAATGGACTGTCTTTATGCGGGACGGCAGCAATGCAACTTTCGACACAATTCAAGAAGCCCAAAAAGCGCGATGGGACTGGACAGCCGACCAGCTTGGGACGCTGCATAAAGCCACGCGCGAAACGCTCAACTCAATGGAGCGTAATTTGCCAACCGGGCGGGAATTAACGGTCGAAATCAGCCCTGACGCTCGTTTCGCCACCCCTGAAGAAATGGCCAATAAGGACTTTCAGGACCGCATTGAGCAAGGGAAAGTACTCGACGGCCTACAAGATGCCGTTGCGATCGACGCCGCCATGAGTGGCGACAGCGCGGACGCCGTGAAAATCCTCGGGACATCCAACAACGAAAAAATGCTTGATGGCGTGCTCAGGACAACGATCAGGCTCTATGAGGGCGCGAATATCTTAACCTTGGTTGAAGAGAAACTAGAGGGCGACATCAAAGTCATTTTGAGCGATGCGGAAAAACGCGGCACGATGATTGATCGTCTCCGCGAGTATGAGGCTTTGTCTGGTGATTCGATTTTTACGGATGGCATCACGGATGAAAATTTGACCACGCAGATGATTGTAGAGGCGTGGTCACACCTGGGGCAGAGCTACCTTGTCGGGCGCTCGACGTTTGGCGAGCCGTTGCAGGCAAAGACCATGAGGCGGTTTGGCAAGTTCTTGATGGGCGCTAAACTCATGGGGGCAATGAACGCTGAGGCGGCCTTTTTTGAGGCTGTCGTCGGTCGCGCGAAGAAGCTCGGCGAGTTGCAAAAGGCAGGCAAGCTCGGCGCTGACCTGACGGCTGAACTCGAAAAGCAACTCGGCATTGACTCGCAACTTGCACACGAGGCAGGCGCGGAGGCAGAAGCGCGCCAACTCATCGACACTTCCGGCTATTCGGAGGAAACGCCTGGGCCGAATGGGGAGACGTTCGCCCTCGCCCCTCTTGCGATGTTCACAACCAAAGAGCAGCGTGATTACGCTTTTGGCGACGGACGTTATACGCATCCGGTTACGCTCAAAAATGGAACTCGCCTTTCCGGGGAAACGTTTGATTTCAAAT